GAAATCCGCCAGCATGTCGAATTGTGCTTCGGCGTTTTCCTCTGAGATTACGTAGTTTTTTTCGTCGCTCATTTTATCCTCTTACGAACTATCTTAGAACTTAGTCCAGTCGCCCACCGGCTGGATTGTGCAAGAAGTTCGATTTTCCTCGGTAGAGTTGTTCTCGATTTCAATCGTTCCCTCGCAGCGGTAAGAATCCTCCGCAGCGTTGGTGTAGGTGATTTTCACGTTGTCTAATCCCTCGGCAAAATCTTTGAGCACGAGTCTCTCATCCGCGTCGGTAATCAGCACAACACCCTCGACCGCAACAATCCGTTTAGTCATCTTGCGCATCGCGCCGCCCGACGTTGGAACCATTGCATTTTCGAACTGTGTGAAAATCTCGGAGAAATCAGCGTCCGCAGCAACGTCGAACGAGATTCCCTCGATCGTTAATTTACGGAGGCTACCAGCAATTTTTTTAGATGCCATTTTCTAGCCCTCCTCTTATCCGAGCAATACAGCCAGACTAGTGTCTGCCTGTACTTCGGTGTCTAGGATAGCGCCCTCTCCCGATACGAGTATCGGTAAAGTTGCGTCGAATCCGGTGGATCCCGAACGAATGGACACTTGGCCGCCCTCTTGCAGTTTACCAACGGTAAACGCAGCGGTGTAAATCCACGCGTGAGACTCGAACGACGTAGCAAGCGCTACGAGGTCGTCGATCACCGCTTCGATGTCTCGCGCCTTTTGCGCATCAATCGAATTAGTGACTTTCGCCACGTCCGCAACGATAGAGATTCCCTGCCACTTTTCTTGCGAAAAATTGACGGTCACCGCGTTGAGAATGTTTTGCACTATCGAGATATTCCGCATCGAACGATACAGGTTGCTCGATACCGGCACGTCGTCCGGGTGGTAGAACGAAACGACGTTCTGTAGATAGACAGCGCCCGACTTGATAACCGTGGGGGAGACACCGGCTTTAACCGCTGTGTCTCGGCTATCGTAACTCGAGGTCCATCGGTCGGAAGCAGTACCAGGAATAACGCCCGGTAGCACTTGCCCTATGTACGATTGAGCCGCTCGGTTGTTGTTGATTTTCGCCATTACGCCGATAGCAATCGCCGCAATTTCACTCGGGTGGTTAGGCGAGCCCGGTACCGCGACCACACCGTTCGCACGGTCGGTCTTGCGAAGTCCGCCAAGAGTCGTAAGAGCGGATAGCCCTCCCGAACCCGCAGCGTTGTCGCCGGTCAAAACTCGGAACGGACGGGCGACGAGCTTGTCGTACAACCCTACCGCGTCGTTTCCCGCGCCTACGTAGGCGAGGATAGCGTCGAGGTTCGTGGAGTCTTGCCCGTACCCGTGTACGACGTCGGTAAAAAACTCTTCGTTGGCATCGTCGCCAGTGCCGAGGCCGTCTAGAGCGTCGGTGATGTCAGGGATGGTAGTCCCGCTCGACATCGCGACGATAGCGACGGTAGCACCCGCAGGGGTCGTCTGGTTAAAGCCCTCGTTAAGAGACGCGATAATCTCGTTACCCCAAGTCCCCTTGCTCTTAGCCGTGATAGTCACAACTCCGAGGGTGTTGGCTGCGGATACCGGCAAGTCCTGCTCGGCTGTAATAGCCGCCGTTACTGCGTCCGCCATCTCAGTTACCGACATACCTACGGTGAAAGAAACGGGCACGTAGTCGCCTGCGATGTACAGGTTCAGCACTCCCGCTTCAGTTGGTGAACCGGTGAACGTGATAGTACCAGTAGCCACTACAGCACCGCCGAGTTCGGCTTGCGGACAAGCCCAAGTCTCGACGCCGTTCGACCCTGCGAACGCAGCTTTTACAAGCCGGTGTAGCATCGAGCCGAATCCGTAGCGGTTACCCGCGTCGGATGGACTGGTTAGCAATTGAGGTACTTCGTCTGTGATTGTCGTCTTGCTCGCATCGTACGAGCCGATAACGAGTATTTTCCGGGGTACATTCTCCGCAGCGCTCTTGAATTGAACGTTGTTTACGCTCGATCCAACGGCGGCGGCTAAACTACTTGAGCTTAGTGTCATGATGTCACCTTCGTTTTGGATTTAGCAACCGCTGCAAGCATCGCCTCGGAGGGTTCTGTATATTCCCAGATTTTTTCCTCGGCTATCGCATTCGGTTTATCGTCGGGGGTCATTACCTCCCCGGTTTCGTGGTCTGTTATCGAAGTCCCGAAAACGTGCAACGGTGAAAGCACATCTTCACCGTCCGATTTCCTAACCGTTTTCGTCCACTCTTTATCGGCCTTCCGAATCGATTTCGCAAACGGGTCTGATTGACCTGGCGCATCTAAATCGAGCTTATGACGATAGTTCATCTGGTCTTCGGTCAAGAGCAAATGAAAAAACGTCTTACCGGCGGACGGATTGCCGTAGGGGACTTCGACTTTCGCATAGATACCGTCGGGAGCCAGCGAATCGTCTTCGTTGTAGTCGAATAGGGTTTCTAGTAGTACGTCGAAAACTTTCATTCTATGGCCCCGCGTTCGTCACTTGGACGCCTTGCTTGGTCTCTGTAACGTCGTCGTTTACGACGTCTACATCGATAGTAGTCGGTTGGATAACACCGTGCTCGTCTACGTTGAGCGCTTCGTCGCCGGAGAGCTCCTCGAAATACGAGCAGGTGAAATCTGCCGAGCCCACCATCGTCACGAGATCGCCTCGAGGGTGCGGTGCGTCTTTTCGAAACCCACCTACCCACCGCGAAGAGACTACGATTCCCGGCCCTAAGTCCAAATCCGAATTATCCATCAGCACGTTGTATGCGACCGAAAATAAGTCGTCTAATGAATCGTCCGCAAGGGACGCGGCGTTTTGGAGTGCGGCAAGAGCCGTAGCTTTTTGTGCGGCGGTAGAGGTGGAGCTCTCCAAAGTGGCAACGTCTACTGTTGCCGCTTTAGACGCAACTAACTCGATTCGAAATGTCATCTCATGACGAATGGGCCCCCGGAGCGAAGCGCCCGATTTTGGGAAGGTCCCGGCGCTGTAAAATACTTGCACCGACCGGCTATCATCAACATTGAGTTTCGCGGAATCTCTCTGCTGTTGATAGCCGATAGTGCGGTATCGTCCAGCCGCACCCGCTCCGAGGATAGTTACTATGTTCGCTTTTATGGTCTCGAAATTCATACCGATTGGTCCGCCTTAGTCAAATAGAGGGTTATCCATCCGTACGAACGCCCTCCTTGCGTGGGAGTTTCGACGATATACGTTTCGAGATCGGCTGAAACCGTGGGGGTCGAGGGGATTCTGACCGACCAATTCTCACCGTCCGCCGGGATAGTGGAAAGGGACGAGCGACGCACCGTTACTACCGGCGTATCGATAATCATTTCGGCCCCCGTTTGTGGGTCGTATTTCCGGGTGTCATATGCCACTTGACCCATCACGGTTTCAGTTTCTCCGGACGGTGAAATGAGCGTAACGGGTAAGCCGAAATCACCCTCGAGTAAATCCTCGAGGTCAGCTTCGACTTGTGCCCGCATATCGACCATTTATTCGCCGCCCTTTTTTTCTGCTTTAATAACTTTTTTGAGCTGTTTAGTATCGGTCTTTCCCAGTTCCCTAATACCCTCGGGGGCTAGTTCGTCTGGAATATTCCGAGTGAATTTCTTACCGCCTATGTATACGGTCACGTCTTCGGGCAGTCTCATTTTTCGGCCTTCTTTCGCGTTCGTTTTTTAGTCGGTAGAGGCTCGTTTTTCTCGATGTCACCCTTGAGCTTTTTCTCCGGTTTCGGCTCCGGTTTCGGCTCCGGTTTCGGCTCCGGTTTCGGCTCCGGTTTCGGCTCCGGTTTCGGCTCCGGTTTCGCTACTGGCTCGGGGTCGACGGGAATCTCGAGGCTCAAATAACCCTTAGCCCGGAACGACTCTATAGAGTCGGCGGGAAGGACGCCCGCAGGAACCGTATCACCCTTTTGGATGATACGGTCACCGAGGGCTAAGCACGGGGTGTCAACCAGCCAGCGCATTACGGAGTGACGTCAATCACTACGAAGGAATCGACCATCGTAGGCACGAATACCGGTGCGCACTGGGTCCTGGTCATGATGGATTTCCGGTGATCCGGTACAATCACATCATGATAGAACATCTGCGGATTGACCACGCCGCCGCTACCGATGTTCATAGGCATCGGAGCAGCGTCGGGAGCATACCCAAACAGCTCTTGGAAGTACGCTTCCTCCGATGGCATCATCGGAATTCGCTCGCCGGGTCCGAAGATTCGGTCAAGGCGCGCCGCCGTAGAGCCGATAACGAATTTGTCGGCGGTCAGGTAACGAGTGTACGTGCCCGAGGAGTTGTCGTAACCGTCGAGGTAGGTAAACAGATGGAGCGTGTGACCCTTCGGAGTGTCCAAGACACCACGGAAGGTAAACCCATTGTCGACCAGAAATTGGAACTTGTTAGGCATGGTATCGTTAGTCGTCAGGTAACCTTGATCGACTCGGCGATTGTCGGCGTTAGCCAAGATTTTGGTGTTACCCAAAATTCCGGCCATGGCCTCGGAGCTCGCTAACGCGTAGTCAGGAGTCACATGCGCGTCTTGCCGCACGAGCTCGCAACCGGTGTCGATGTCGCCGAGGATATTTGTCGCCGCAGTCAACCAAGATGCGGCTGCGGTGAACGTATGTGTTGATTTCCGTTTGAAATCGAAAATCAAATTCGTGTCTGTTGTGCTGAGAATCGCGGGCATTTTACCCGTGAGCACGACTGTCGACGCGAGCAACTCGAAGGTGCGAACGAACCGGCGGTGTTGCTCTAGGTGCAATTCGCGAGCTAGTTCACGCAGCTTGTCCAGTTTGGTGCGGCGAGCCATTGAACTCTCACCGGGAGACCGTAGGAAAAGTTGCAGAGAGTCGATCGGAGAGAGCTCCTCGCCGAGTGGCGGAATGATATTCCGCTCGGTGAATCTCTCTTTAACCGATGCTGTGTGACCCTCGACGGGTAGCGCTTGAGTACCGCGAGGCACTAAAGAACCGATTCGCTCGTTCGCTCGAATGATGTCGATATCAAATTCCAAAGTCTCGGTGTCGAAATAAGACCTAGAGCCTGATTCCGGGCGACCGAACAAACTTTGGAAACCAGTCGGCAAGCCGACGTAATCTTTTTCGTTAAACACGTCCATTACCATGCGATGGTAAAGGCCTTGTGTTACTGGCGTGTTAATGCCTAGCATTTATTTCACCCTTTCAGGATCAGGAGTTTTCGTATTCGTCAACCGAGATGGTGTCTTTGAACGTGATTCCGATCTCGTTCATGACGTCTCGAATCGATTTGTTTTTGTCGTTCGCGTAGACCTTATTGGTCAGCGCGAGAGAGTTCTCGAGTGTGGTTTGGTCTTGGTCGAGAATCAGTCCGCGACCGAAGTTGATAACTGGCACGTCTACGACGTCGGCGGCAGCAACTTGTGTAGCAGTAAGAGCGCGAACGAGGACGCCAGCGGGTACGCCGGTCGAGGGGTCGCCCGTACCGGCTACAGGAGTTCCTACGGTGGTAAGACCGTTTAGGAATCCCGTTCCCGAAATGTCAGTACCAGACCCACCTGATACGGCGGTAAGTACTGTAAGCGTACTTCCTACGCCAGTGCTAACTCCGACGAATTTGAAGGTGTCATTTGTCTGGTCGTACTCTACAACGAGCTTACCGCCCATGTAGTAATTGATTGTCTCGGCGATGTCCTCGAGAGCGACAATCGAAGAAAAATCGATTCCTGTGAAGTCGGTCAAGGTGCCGTTGATTGTGATAGCGAATTCGCCATCAGATACGGCTTGATATGCGGCCAAGTTCCCGCCGTTAGCGCCGCACGTCATTGTCGCAGGAGTAGTGACAATTTTAGAAACGTCGGTCAACGTTCCCCACTTGCCTGCGGCGGTTTTGGAAAGAATCGTTCCGTATGCAACGGCAGTTGTGCGCGTCGAGTCTTGAGCGAAAGTCTCGTCTACGGCAACCATCGCGTCGCCACCGAGGACGAACGGGAAGTTAGCATTCTGTGTGTCTACCATCACGGCCATGGTATTACCTCTTTTTCATCCGCTCAACGGCGGCTTGATAGTCCAGGTGGTTTCGAAT